TAGCTTATTATCAGCAGCATTGTGGGTACCCGTAAACTTAAAGGATGCGTCGCATTTGACGGAAATCCGTGAAGCTTCCCATGGCATGTTCTCGGCGTGGTTGCTCAGCGCATAGAACTCCTGACGGTTGCCGGGAGGATTGTCTGTGGAGTCATAGTCAAACCCGACCCCTATGCGACCACTGAAGTTAGTGGCTACGAGGGGGACGATTGTGAAGGTGAGGCGTTTAAATCGGTATTTTTCGTAGTTAACTGCCACTGATGACAGCCAAGGAAATACACTAGAAATACCCGGATTCGCCCTCAGACCTATACAGCGAAAGGCGGTAACGTTGCTAGTGGGGTTACCAGAAAGGATTGACCCAAGCATCTCGCTGTGGGCTATTACCATGGCATTGCCTCGCATACTAGTTCGTGGTGCCTTCGACTTACGTACAGACCTAGAGATGGCGACCGGCGCCTGAGACGCCGGCATCCCGGATATGGGTATCCCTCCTCCGAGAAAGGTGGATGTGCCTCCCTTCACTCCGGTGACTACGGCCCTCTTTACAGGACCCTTGAGGTACTTGTAATTCGACATGTTCTGTGCGTTATTGAGTATCTGTTTAGCTCGAGATGCTACAGAGGCAACAGTGATCTTCTTTCCTTGATCGTAAAGAATGTTGCCTGCTATAATGCAAACCTTGCGTGGGATTTCGGGTATGGCGAGGTGAACTGCGTCGCACACGGCCGATACAACCTTGCTTGGTAAATCTTTGGCAGGTGTGTAAGGGTGCACTTTACTCATTGTTCATTCGCGCGCTGGTGGTGGGTTGATAATGGTCAGTTATCTACAGCAGTAGTCGAAGAGGGACGCGGCTGGGCCGCGACTCTCCCCAACCTTGGTTGAAAAGGCAAACCTGGTAAGCTCCTCCTCCAGAGCCACCTGGTCGTCGGGGGTGAGCCCGAACGCCAACCAGAATGAATACCTGCTCTCCTCAGTGATGCTGCCATACTGCTGTGACGCCTGAAACTTGTGTGGTGCAGCATAGTCCGAGACACAATCACTCTCCTTCGCAGGAAAGCACTTATAAAACTGACTAAGCACAGGGACGTCTCCGGCGAGACTAAGTCCGCCTTCACGTTGAGCCCCCAGCCAGTCAGCCAATTTCTCAAGTGTCATACCGCCTCGAACCACACAACAGTCCTTAGTGACAACTGTATCAGGTCTTCTGACCATTATCCATCCTCTGCTAGTTTGGACCGGGTGCATCTGGCAAAACTCTACCTGCTCAAGGTGGTAGACAGGAGGTTCAACCTTCATGGTATAACCCATCTTGGTGAACCAGTCAGGTAGTGATGCGAGCTTTCCCAAATCCTTCTTCTCCATGAACAACACACAATCATCACCACAGTTGGCCAGCTCGGCCTTAAGCCCAGTTTCCTGACAGTAAGCATAGCACAAGGCAGACATAATGAGGTAGTTCCCCATGGAAGTGTTCATGTCTCCAGACATTCGACACCCGTCCACACTATACTTGATCTTACCATCGGCTGTGTACGCTGTACCCCTGTTGTGAAGCTGCCAGGTTAGCATTTCTGCCAACCTTGGACATTTAAATATGGTGTTATAAATGGAATGCTCCCATTCAAGAGCTTGGCGGGAACAATGCTGGTCGAAACGCGATGCGTCAAGACCGACAAATACAGGTTCCCGGAAGGCATTTGCCTTCTCTGCCATAATCTGTCCTACTTTCTCAACTGTGTACCCCTTGATGGCTGTCTTGGAGCCCCACAATTTGTCGATGCTTTTCATCAGACGGGGCTCCAGGGGTTTCAGATACCGGCCGACCTCAATGTTATACCGTTGGCCTCGCGGCTGGATAACACGTGGTGGAGGGTCGGGCTTAAGGGTGGAGTTGATCTTCTCAGCCTTGACGAACGTTGAAAGATATGAATCGAGTATCGTCAAAGGCTCAGAATCCAGAGTCGCTGCTGCTCGTTCGTATGAGGCCCTTCGCGGACCATTGTAGGAGGAAACGAATTCGTCCCTCGTCCAATGGTGGCAGTACCCTACGATCTCACACAGCTGTTGACCAATCCTACCCAATTTCTCAGAGTAGACGCCCGGTGCAGGTTTGGGTGGGCGTACCAATTTCCCCGCTTTGTCCACAACACAGAACACGCGCTCGACCAGCCCTCGAGCAACGTTGATAAGTGTAGGGTTGTGGACAAGATACTCATATGTGGAGGCTGGGGAGTTAAACGAGTACCAAGTTCTCCCCCCTTTGCCTGAGTACCCAGTAGTGACCGTGAGAACCTCGGCGGGAGTGATTCCGGGAACTGCCGACAAGTCAAACTTGCGGCGGTCCACGGAGGTATCCACGCCCTCACGGACTACTAGGCACCCCTAGCTGGAGAGGCTCTGGGTCGTTAGGTACTTAATGCACCCTTCGACCCTTCGCACTTCCTCCGGCCTCTCAAGGCAGGCCGCTATCGCCAATGGCAAGACCCGGACCCGGTCGCCGCAACGGACGTTAAGGGCCCTCATCTCGTCAAGAACGACCTTCTGGTAAACCAAGGCATTGGCCTTGGTCGGTGCCAGGAGGCCGACCTTTGATATGGCTCTGATAGCTAATCTACAGGCGAACTTACTACGCTTGTTTGCCTTAACCGTGATGTTCTCCATAGTGTCGGGCAATTCCTTGGAGTCCAAGGCACTGTCCCACGCCCTGCTCAAGTCCTCCATCAACCTGATGTAGATCTTAACGTCAGTCGGCAGGACGCACGCTATGATGCATGTGTAAATGGCAGTGAGCACTCCACAACCGGCGAAACCGCCCGTGAAGAGTGCAACTGTGTAAGTCAGACACACGCAGAATCTCATGCGCTTGTTCAGGAGAGTACGGCCAATCATGACCCAATCACTAACCCAGACAGCGATTACACGGTAGCACCTGTACACCCTCTTGCACATGAGGGCCAGGACCGAGAGAATCAATCCCACAATTTTCTTGCCTAACCCGAAGGGTAGAACAACTGGAAGGCATAAAGCCCACCAGGCCATTTTGAGCGCAGTAACAATTTGACCCCCGAAGGTAGTCCGCTCCTTCAAACCCGGGGCAGATAGAGCCCGGACAACACGTGGATCAGTATAATCCAGGCTGCCGAACGCCATGGGCGCCGAGAGAAAATCTGTACTCATGGCTGAGCAAATCTCAAGGATGGTCAATCC